TTTGACGAAGGAACTTACTCGTCATAATGATTGACCTTTTCCTTAATAAACTTGCCGACTGTATACAGACTGCAGCCGGCAATGTTTATCATATACAGACCGACTGGAGAGTGTGGCTGGGCTTTTCGCGGATAATCGCCACAAAAGACGCTACATTAAACCAGATACAGCACATCTATATAGACGAAGTTCCCCCGGAAGAACAGAAAGAGTGCTTTGAGCTTTTAATGAAATTCTATCAGCCGGAGTGCGAGCTTCCACGAAGCACAGGCGAACATGCAGGCGCAGACAAGGTGCTTGATTATTTCTTGGATTCCCAGCTTATTTATGCATCCTTTATGGAGCAGTATAAGATTGACCTTTTAGAAAAGCCAGACGGGGTACACTATAAGCAGATGCACTGGCACCAGTTCCTTGCCCTGCTTTCAGGCCTTCATAACACAAAGCTTAATGAAGTTATGTCTTACAGATGCTGGGATGGAGACACCAAAACCGATTACGGCAAGCAGATGGCAAAGCTTCGCAAAGCATGGGAACTTCCAACCGAACAGGACGAAAAGGTGCAGAAAGATCTGGACGCCTTCAACAGCCTTTTTGACAAATAACACTTTTCTTCTTAACTGACTTTATTATAAAGCAATTATCAGGAATAGACGATGAGTAAAAAGGCAACCATAAAAATAACATCGGACACAAAAGATGCCGAATCGGGCTTAGATAAAGTCAGCAAAAAGATAAACGAATTCTCAAAAAACAACCAGCAGAGCCTTGGCGGAGTGCAGCGTTTTAACAATGCAATAAAGGGAGCTGTAAAATCATTCAGTTCTATTGGAGTTGCTGCAGGTGCTGCAGTTGGCGCAATTAAAAAGATAAATGATGTAGTTTCAGAGACTACTAATTTATACAAAGAACAGATAAAGGCAGAGCGCCAGCTTGAAACGGCTGCAAAAAACAATCCTTATCTTGATGAAACATCGGTAGACCAGCTTAAGGATTTTGCAAGCGCCATGCAGAAGGTTTCCAATGTTGGAGACGAAGAGCTTATACCGATGATGGCAGAGCTTGCTGCCGCTGGACGTACACAGGATGAAATCCAGAACATAATGAGTGCCGCGCTTGATGTTTCTGCATCCGGCATGATGTCGCTTGATTCCGCTGTATCTGCATTGAATAAAACTTTTTCAGGAACTGCCGGACAGCTTGGAAACCAGATTGCGGGGCTTAAGGACCTTACAAAAGAAGAACTTGCTACAGGAAAAGCTGTTGATATTGTTGCAGATAAGTTTAAGGGCATGGCCGCCGCTACAGTAGACACTGCTGCACAGCTTAAAAATATGAAGGGTGATTTTAAGGAAGCTATCGGCGAGTTTACCCTTCCCTCTTCTGATTTATGGAACCGCTTCTGGACCGGCTTTTACGAAAAAGGCACGGAAATTATCAACAAGTTTAATGATTACCTTGACCGCACAATTATTGGACAGGGAATTGCAGAAAAACTTGTTGATGGTATGAAGCAGATTAAAGACCAGCGACAGCAGACATTGTATCTTGAGGATAATATCCACGACCTTTCAGAAGCACAGCTCAAAAGTCTTACAAGTTATCTTGAGAACTTGAAGAGAAGAAATAAGGAGCAGGACCGCCTTCTTGAAAAGGCAAAGATGGAAGCAGAATCCCGCGCATATCTTGCAAAGATATATAAAGAAATGGATGAGGATGCTGCCGCCCAGCAGAAAGCTGCAGAAGAAGAAGCTGCCGCTGCAAATACTCTTCTGGAGAAAAGGGAAAAGCTCCGCACACAATATGACGAAACACTCCGCAAAACACAGGCAGAAATTGAAAACCGACGCAAGCTTGGTGAAGAAATAAATGAAGAAACAGAAGCCCAGATTATGCTCAATGCTGCGACACAGGCTTATATCAACATGTATTCTGACGCAGCCTTCAACAGAGCATTAACAAAAACAGGCGTGTGGGAAGGCGAAGAAGCACAGCTTAAACAGATTGAAAACTGGGCTGAAATGGTCCACAAAGAAGAAGAACTTGCGGGGCAGGAAGAAGAGGACATCTGGGCGCATGAAAAAGAAATTGTAGAAGCATGGCAGACACAGGAACAGGAAACCCTCGAATTGCAGCGCACACTTCTGCAATCTTATCTTGATTACCTGAACACAAAAGAAAAGCTTACAGATGAAGAAATTGCACAGCAGCAGAAAGTTGCAGATGCCATAAAGAAAATTGATGCAGAAATTGCAGCCAACAAAAAGAAGAGCGTCGCAGAGACAATTTCTGTTATCACAGACTATATTGAACAGTTCGCAAGTATCTCAAAAGACATCACCGCCCTTGCCCGTCAGAACAACGAACAGGAGCGCAACGAAGAGCTTACAGAACTTTCAAAGCAGTATACCGACGGGCTTATATCTTACGAAGATTACTGCGAAAAGAAAAAGCAGATAGAACGCAAAGCTGCACAGGAAGAATATAAAGTAAAAATGTGGGAATGGAATGTAAGCATCCTGCAGGCAACTGCAAACATTGCAGAAGGTATTTCTAAGGCTATTGCCCAAGGCGGAATTGCCGGAATAATCACAGGCGCTCTTGTTGCAGCCGCTGGAGCTGTACAGATTGCATCTATAACCGCATCGCGTCCAAAACCGCCAAGCTTTGCCCAGGGCGGAATTGTGCCGGGTAAGTCTTATTCAGGAGACCGGGTGCAGGCAAATGTCAATTCCGGCGAAATGATTTTGAACGCACAACAACAGCGTGCCCTCTGGGAAGCTGCCAACGGAGGCGGACGCGGAGGGGCAACCGTAAACATGCCGGTGACCATAGAAAACACAGCATCTGACAAAGTGAGCGCAAGTGCGCAGATGTCGCCAAAAGGACTGCAGATTATCATCCGCGATATTGTGCGCGCCCAGATGGAAAACGGAGACTACTCGCAGTCAATGGCAGTAGGAAACAATAAAAACAGCGGTATTAGTTATTTTTAGGAGGAAACAATGACTGTACAATCATGGCCGACTGGCGTTAATTCAAAGTTTTTCGGGGCAAATAATCAGCCCATTGCAAATACAGAAGAAATCTCTTATATGTCGGGCCGTCGTGTTGCCTGGCAGGTAAACACAAAAAAGCTTATGAAATGGAAGTGCAGGCTTTTCTTTACACATGCAGAGCTTGCCCTTTTTTGGACCTGGTTCAATGATGTACTCGGACAGACAGCCGGTTATTTTACATGCTCCGCTCTTGGAAATGGTGTCTACAGATTTTCAGATATCCCGTCGCCGGAAGATACGGACCAGACAACACGCGTTCTTTCAATGAATATCGAGGAAGTGTAAATGACAGCATCACAAATCTACCGCCTTTTATTTGAAGGCGGAAACTATGCAAAACAGTATCTTATAAAACTCTCGCATCCGACAGCCGGAACACTGCGCTTTGTAAACAACAATGAAGATGTTGTTTTTGAAGAGCAGACTTATAAAGCTTCAAGCTTTGATTACACAAGACCGGATAATCAGGGAGAAGCCGGCAACCTTTCAATTTCCATCGTAGACAATGCAGATATATTTGAATGGGTTGAAAATGCAGACTGTCGCTACACAATGGAAGTCATAGGTATATTGAACGGGGGAAGTGTTGAAGAGCTCAAGTCATACCGTCATTTCTACGGATCTGTTTCGCTTGGAGACAACAACCAGCTGGAATTCAATCTTGAAAACGACGGGCGCTTAAACATGGTTTTTAATGTTTACAAATATGATACGGATTCAAACCGAGGCGGCGCATGATAGATGTTTCAGACCTTATAGGAGTTCCTTATAAAGAAAACGGAAGGAACAAAGACGGGTTTGACTGCTACGGACTTGTAATCGAATGTGAAAAGCGGCTGGGAAATCATCTTGACGATGTAATCTACGAAAACCACGACATAAAACTTGCCGGTGAAAAAGCACCGACCCTCAATATCAAAAAAACTGACATTATTAAAACAGGAACGATTATTGAAATGCACAGCAACAGCGAGCTGCATATTGCTTTTGCCCTTGATAACAAACGGATGATCCATGCAACAACAAATCAGGGCGTGCGAATTTCTTTAATCAATCCAAAGATTATTCAAAACTTATACGAGGTCCAAAATGGGAACAATTAACGTCTACAACACATTAAACGCAAAGCATGAAGAAATCACAGCCAACGGAAGGCTTAAAGATATTTTTCCTGACATCAATTTTTCTCATTCATTGTGTCTCAAAGCCGGCAACCGCGTAGACGGTTCTTATATAGTCCAGCCGGATGATGTTCTTTATGTGCGCAAGGTTCCAAAGGCGGCGACAACTGTCGCTATTATTGCAATTACGGCAACTGTTATTGCAATCGGTACAGCAGTCGGCGTTGCAGCTTATGCAGATCAGAAGTCCAAAGAAGCGCAGGAAGAAATGGAAAAGGCGCAGAGGAACGCGCAGAACCTTGCACAGCAGGTCCAGCAGCTTCCTTTTGTACGCGGTGCCAAAAATAAAAAGGCGCTTGGAAATCCCGTGCAGTTTGTCATGGGCTCGGTTTACAATACACCTTACAACCTTACAGACGGATTCTTCTCTATTCAAAACGGATCAGAAAGCGGAGAGGACGGAATATTCAGTTTTTATAACGCTGCCTTTTCTGCCGGCTACGGTTCACAGAAAATTACCGAAATGCTTATCGGAAACGAGCGTATTGCAAGTAATGCAAACGGCATAAATGGTGAGCAGAATTTCGATTCAGATTCCCTTTATTACGATTCAAGACAGGCAAACAAAGTAGAAGTCAGACAGCCGGGCGTAAGCATGACCTTACCGGGCTTTAACCAGAAGGTAAGTTCTACTTATGCCGGAAGCGAAATAAAGCATGAATTCGGACAGGATGCAGAACCTGTTATCGTTCAGGCAGCCGACAACGCAATGAAGATACAGGTGTGTATTCAGTTCAACTCATTGCGTCAGTATAACACAGAAGCAGAAGTATGGGAGGCACGCTCCGTCACCGTTAATCCTTACTGGAGTAATGACGGCGGCAATACATGGCATCTTTTCTACTTTACAGAAAACAATGTAATTACGCGAAATGTAAACCACACAATCCGCTTTGTTGCCGAAAAGACTTTCACAGCTGCAGAAAGCTATGGCAAAACAATTTCCATAAAGCTTGAAAAGGCAACTCCAAAAATGGAAAAGAACAGCCAGGAGGACTGTATGCTCCTCTGGTATCAGACTTTCTGTTATGATGCCGCAAAGTCCAGCGCAAATTCTCTTGTTGCCTGCAGCCTTGTAGAAGAAGAGCTTTTTAACAAGTGTACACGCGTAGGCTACAGAATTGTTGCAAACGATAACACAGAAGGAATGCTCGACGAGCTGCACTGTATGTCGCAGGGATATGCTCGCACCTGGGACGGCACCGACTGGAGCGAATCAAAAACACCCACAAGAAATATTGCATCTTGGCTTTTGGAAATCCTTACAAGCTCTGTGCATGAGCCTAGCAAGTTTGACATGGACGAAATAGATCTGGCATCTTTCGGGGCATTGTACGATTACTGCGACACAGAAGGCTTTAACTGCGACGGCATCCTCACAGAGTCTATAAGTAAGAAGAACCTTATCGAAAAGCTTTTGTCTATCTGTAATTCAACCCTTATCTTAAATCAGGAAGGTTTGCTCGAAGTGTGCATAGACAAAGAAGAAACAACGCCTGTTGCCCTTCTGAACGCCGAAAACATTGCAAGCATGACTTATTCTAAAAGCATGCAGCGCAAACCAGACGGAATGAAAATCACCTTTACAAACCGCTACAGCTGGCAGATAGACACATTCTATTCCATGCTCGACGGCGGTTCTTATGATTATCAGACCGACACGGTGACCGAAGCCGCACTGGACTATATTACAGAATATAATCATGCCTATAAAATTGCACAGAGAAAGCTCCGCCAGTCCCAGCTTCAACCACGCGAAATTAAAGTGGATGTAGGAAGCGAGGGAGACTACTATCCGCTCTACTCTACCGTATTGCTGCAGGTTCCACAGCTTTTACAGGGCTTGCGCTCAAGCATCATTTCGAGCATCACTTATAACGACCAGAATCAGATAACTAAAATTACAATTCAGGATGTTGTAGAGTTTGACGAAAACGAGCGCTACGGCGTAATCATTCAGGGCACCAACGATTACGGCTTTGCGCTTTTCAGTGCAGAAGTAGAAGGCGACCTTGGAGAAGATGAAACACAGACCCGCTCGCTTATCTTTACAACGCCGCTTACCGTTTCTGCTTATCATGCAAAGCCTGAAATCGGCAACCATCTGTCTTTTGGGCTTCTGGATAATGGCGGACACTTTACCAAGATTACAAACACAATGAAAATCTACGGAATAGAGCCAAACCAGAACGGCGGAATGACTTTAACACTCAAAGACTATAACGAAGCTGTTTACCAGTATGGCACAATTCCGGAATATAAAACAAACCTCACAAAGCCACAGGCAAACAACCGCAGCGCAACCTTAAACGACTTAAACCGCCTGCGCGAGCAGATAAACACTCTGCAGAACGAACTTGTAGAGCTTTACGGTGCTGTCGCTCCTATTGATGTCTCTGCAGATGTACTTAATGCAGTAGTAAATACAGACGAAAACGGACGCGCAGTTTTGCCGCAGAGAATTGAAACAACAATCTCTGTTAAACAGGGTATTGAAGATCGCGATTTTTCAATCGGTGAGATAAACCTTCCAGCAGGCTGGGAGTATGAAGTTGTCGGAAACAAAATCATATTCTTTATAAGACAGGGAAATGTCGTAAAACCTGGGCGCTTTAAGATTCCGGTTTATTACAGCCCTGTTGTTGCTTACGAACAGTACGAGGATGAAGAAGGCAACGAATATCAGGACCAGAACAGCAACAACTACATCGACCAGCAGATTTCTTCTACACCTTATTCTTATGACTTATGGTTTACTTACTACACTTTTGCAGAAGGTGCTTTTTTGGGTCCTATTTCTGCAGTAGAGGATATTCCGGCCTTGCTTTCCATTAACGATTATTTTGTATGGAGTGGAAGTCAGACAGAATCCAGCTTGTCTATTACAGGCGAATTCTTACCGGGCAGGCTCTATAAGTTCATAGGTACCGCCAAAGAATGGCAGTGGGAAGAAGATACAGACATCGGGCATAATAACATTGCAATGGGAGACATTCTCAATATTGCACAGGCCGACCTTCAGAAGAACAACTCAAGGGCGTATGCTTATCTGGACCATCTTACAGCCAATCAGGTATTTGCGGACCGCCTTGTTGCAAGTCAGGCATTCATTGAAAAGCTTAGTGCGGATGAAGGTTTCTTTAACAAGCTTTTTGCGAATGAGATTACGGTATCTAATCCTGGAGTGATTAAGAGTGAGAATTTCGTAGAAGGCGGTGCCGAAGGGTTTAAGATTTCTTCTGATGGAATCATAGAAGCTTATGAAGGAAGGTTTGCAGGAGGACTTGGAAATTTAGAAAAAGTTGATGGGTCTTATAGGAGCTGGCTTCCTTTTGTAAATGGATTG